TCTAACTCATTGCTTCGTTGGTTGCGCGTTGTTCCAGCTTCTATCCCGACGCCGACTTCTAGCAATGTTCCTATGTCGCCTAACCTTTCGGCTGCTCAATTGGCATACCCCCGAGGTTGGTGTACCGCTGATTCTTATCTTGCTTATTGGGATATTGTTCGCAATTACTACGCCTACTCCCAGTGGGGTCTCTACTCGTTCGCTTGGCCCAGTAGTTGGTACTTCATTCCCAATAGCACTGGTGCCGCGTATAATGTTCTTCAGTTCAATGAAGACCGGTCGTTTTTCTCGCAAAGATTCGGAAATCTCGAATTTTTGGACGCTTACTTTGAAAGCCAATTCTATCCTTCGGCCGTGACGTCGCCGAACAATACGTATAATAGAGGGAACCTTTTTTCCCAGATACTGTTATCCGACCTTGGCGCTACGATTACCGCTTCTAGGGATGGCTACCCCGTTTCCACTATTTATCCTGGAAGCACCTCGCTGTCCGCCGCGGGTCCTGCGAATCAGTTTGCTACCGGCCCTAGCACTACGACCGTTACTACGCTTGGAGCATTTCTTGTGTCCCATCCTATGGCTGTTATACCTTCGAACCCTGATCGTTACAGCCGTCTACTTCCCGTCGGTAGCTCCGAAGGCGTTTCTATGTCTGGTGTCTCGACTATACCGCAGTTGGCTATTGCTTCGCGGCTTCAAGAGTATAAAGATTTGCTTGGCGCTGGCGGTTCTCGCTATAACGATTGGTTGGAAACCTTTTTTGCGTCGAAGATTGAGCACGTCGATAGACCTAAGCTGCTTTTCAGTGCTTCGCAAACGGTTAATGTTCAGATTGTCATGAATCAAGCGGGGCAAAATAATTTTTCCGGCCCGAGCGTTAACGGCCCTCTTGGTCAGCAAGGTGGTACTATCGCCTTCAACGAGCGTCTTGGTCGTCGCCAGTCTTATTATTTCCGCGAGCCTGGCTATATGATTGACATGCTGAGTATTCGCCCTATCTACTATTGGGCAGGTATTTATCCTGATTATCTCCATTACACCGGCCCTGACTATTTTAATCCGATCTATAATGATATTGGATATCAGGATGTCCCTGGATTTCAATTTGGCTTCGGAACTACGTCGACTGCGGAAACTGTGGCTTATGAGCCTTGCTTTAACGAGTTTCGATCTTCTTACGATGAGGTCCTCGGTCAGTTGTCTCGATTTCAGGGTGCTCCCGATGCTATACCCATCTATTCCTATTGGGTTCAACAGCGTGTTTTGTCGGCAAGCTACAATCAGTATTACTCCCTTCTGTTTGTAGATATTGATCAGGTGAACTCGCCGTTTTCTTCCAAGATGGAAGATAATTTCTTTATCAACCTTTCGTATTCTGTTCAGAAGAAGAATTTGGTCAACAAAACATTTGCAACTCGTTTGTCTAACCGTTAATACATTGATTTTATGGCACTTGATTGGCTTCTTGAAGATGCTCCCGCCTATGTTTCTCGCGGTCAGCGTATTCTTTCCGTTCTCGACGGCTCTGGGTCCGTTGATGTTCTCCCTGGTCGTCCGGATGTGTTGGTAGATCCTTCTGATTTTGATAAGGGTGAAAAGTTTAATCCTGAAATCGATTTTGACCCTAATTCATTCTCTCGTATGGATAAGTTCGATGGTCTCGAGGTTGGTCAGGAACTTATTGATTTAGAGCTGGATAGGTCAAAGCCTGCTTCGAAGTCTACTAACTCTGAAGAAAAATAGTACATCCTTTACTTGACGATATATGCTACGTGCGCGGACCCCTTCTGGAAGAGTTCGTGAATTTCTGAAGGTTATTGGTAACGACTGCAGGAGAGGCCGCGCATTTTTCTATCGTTCTTTAAATTTTACTACCATGTCCGATACTAGACAACCATTTTACAAATCGAAGGCTTTTTGGACGCTCGTTTCCTCTATTGTTGCTGCTTTGGCCGCTTTTTTTCTTGCTTCGTGTTCCGCTCAAGCTAGATTACAGCGTAGTGGCGTTCATGTTGATACCGTCCGTGTTGATTACATTATTCGTTCTAACAATTTAACACACGTTTAGTATGCCCGGTCCCATTGCCCCTGTCGCCTCATCCTTTGGCCAGGCCCTTGGCCAGTCTGCTGCTTCCACAGGCGCTACTGGTCTAATAAGTGGTGCTCTTGGTCAGCTTTTTGGAGGCATGAATGCTCGCCGCCAATGGCGTTATCAGCAGAAGCAAATGAAGCTTCAGCAGCAATATGCTTTAGAGCAAATGCAAAAACAGTCTGAGCTCTCTTATGCTAATTGGCAGAAACAATTCGATTACGAGAATGCCTATAATGATCCTTCGAAGGTTTTCGATCGTTACTTGAAGGCTGGCGTGACCCCTGCCGCTGTTTTAGGATCTTCCGGTGTTGGTGTGAATGCTACTATGTCTGGTGGTTCTGCGGGTATGCCTGCCGCGTCTGGTCCTTCAGGCGGCGCTCCTGTCTCTCCTGGTGCTTTTTCACCCGGTGATCCCACTGCTATTGCGCAGAATATGGTTGCACAGTCAACGGTAAGCCGTAACGATGCTGCTGCTAATCGTGATAATGCTGAGGCTAAATCGATTAATGATCAAAACGTCGGTAGTCAACTGTATACTCTCATGGCTCAAACTCGTATAGCTTTAGATCAGGCCGCTACAAAGCATAATCTAGCTGTTGCTGACGTTCTTAAGGTGCAGGAGAATATCGAGAAGAATGCCCTCTTTATTTCCGATGTTACTCTTTTGAGCTCTATTGACGAAAAGAAGAGTCAAGCTGCTCTTGTTGCTGCAGAGGTTCGTCGCTTGGGTATAGAGAATGAGAATTTGGGCGCTGTTATGTCAGCACAAGCTTTTATGATGAATACTCAGGGTTCTTTTAATCAAATTCTCGGCGAGCAAGCTCGTGAGGTTATAGAGTCTCTGCGCTTGAATAATCTCGATACTGCTAACGAACTCGCGCGTAATTGGGAGAAGCGTTTCGATATTGAAATTCCGAATCCTCAGTATTCTGAAAATCTTAGAAGTAAAAATCCTATCACCCGTGGAAATCCTGGCCCTAGGACTTTTAAAATCTCAATGTCGCTTAAAGACTTCCATGATAAAACTATTATAAACGAGGCAAACGCCTCTGATTTTCTTCCCGAGCAAGCTCGTATTGCCCTTCGCAACGCAAAGATTGATCCGTATGTTGAAATCTCTAAGGCCTTAGTTGGCGCGGCCGCTAGTGTTGCTGGTGCAGGCATAATTCGCGGAGGCATGTCTCGCGCGGCTAGTACTGTCTCAGCTGGCGGTTCTTCCAGTAGTTCTGCGGGTTCCTCGTTGACAACCCGTTATGATTCGCGCGGAAATGTTGTTGGTTACGCAAAAACGGAGATTAATCGTAGTGGTTATTCGAGTTCGTATGGCAATACCCGCAAATCTCGTTAAGATTTTTGGTTTTTTTTTGCATTTTAAATTTTTTGTTGTTACATTTGTGCTGTAAACCAATAATCTTCTTATTATGAAAAAGCTTAAACGACCTGTAGTTGACGAACTGGTATTCGATGTTATGGAGTATGCCTTCGTAGACTGGCTTGTCCGCCGAGGAATATTTACTGCCTTTAGGGCGAACTACGATCGCATCCCTACGGTTCAGCAAACCTTTCGAGACTGCTTACGTGACCACATCCGATATGTTTATAGTTCGTCTAGTCTTGGCCCTGCAACTCTCATTACTTCCGCTTTTCTGTTTACTTCAACTCCGGAGGGTTACGATTTTTGGATCGAGCAGTCCGAGGCTTGGGAGCGTTTTTACGATAGTCTCTAAATTAAACATTAAATAGTATTGTTATGACACACGTTCATGTTGTTATCCGCCGCATTAATCCGGCTTTCAAGATTGATCTTGTCCAGGTAGGCCATATTAAGGAAGGTCAGTTTGTTTCGCTTCCTCTTGACGCATTTAATGGTACGCCAATTGCGTCTTTTATAGAGCATTCCAGTATCTCTGATTCGCCCTATATTGAACACTACTCTGTTTCTCGTCTTGTAGGAGCCTTAACCATGTATTTGAACTTTGAAGTTGAGTTTTTTGATAATACGCTTGTCCTTATGTTTGACCTTGATCTTGATCGCAATGAAAGCTCGTCGGAAGAAGAAGGGAAAGGGAACTAGAGTAGTTACCCGTCCGCTTGGTGGAAGAGTTCTTTAAATTAATCGAACCCCAGGGGACAGCCGAAGGCTGTGGCCACCGCGAAGCGGTAAGGTACCCCCTGTGGGTTCTTCCATTTAACTCGTATATACTTTTTTATGGATTATTTTGATTTCCGCCCCCGGTTTTCGCCTGTCGTTAATAGCACTCCTTTTCGCTTTTCTATTGGCGCATATCGAGGCAAAAAGCGAGTTGTTATTGCTTGGTTTGCCGACGAAATTCCTGCGAATGATTATCTCGTTCGTTGTCGTCTTGATCATCCTTATGTTAAATTTGACTGTCTTCGAAGCTTGCTCTAATGCCTTGTTCATCGCCCATATGGATACGTAATCGTCGTTATTTCGACAAAAAGAATCCTTGTCGCAACGGCTCTGATGTCGCAAAGTCTGCTCTTGCTCTTCGGCCCTGGGATATCGTCCGCCAGTGGCTGATGGTTCCTTGTGGCAAGTGTGAAGACTGTTTGCGTCGTCAGCGTAATGACTGGTTTGTTCGCCTTGAACGCGAGCTTACTCGCTGTAAAGCTGATAACCAGCAGGCTATTTTTATCACAATTACAATCGCTCCGAAGTACTATAACGAGGCACTGCTCGACCCTTCTCGATTCATTCGTCGTTTCAATGAACGCTTGCGGCACAAACTCGGTCATTCGTTCAAACACGCTTTTTTCCAAGAGTTTGGCACTCATCCTGAAATGGGAAATGAACCTCGTTTGCATTTTCACGGCTTTCTTTTCGGCACAAATGTTCTCTATAATACGATTCGTTCTGCTGTTCGAGACCTTGGTTTTGTGTGGCTTGCGAAAGCTACTCATAAACGTGCTCGTTATTGTGTAAAGTATGTTACTAAACAAATTCAATTTAATCCCGAAGAAATTTCGGATAAATATGTTACCGTAGATGGAAAACTTACACCTTTATCTTGCCTCCTCCAACATCGCCGTTATACGCGAAAATTCGTATCTGCTGGCGTTGGTGATTTCCTTGGTTATATGCCTCGCCCTTCTGCTCGTGTTTCGACGTGGTCTTATTTCGATTTTTCGAAGCGTATCAATTATAATTACTCGATTCCTCGATATTATCGTAAATATCTCAAACCGGAAGACGAAGTTGTCCGCTCGATTGCCGCTGCTGATGCTTATGCACGTTTTAGCAAGTCTTCTTTGGTTAAGCGTATTGTCTCTTTGTGTGTTGAGCGGTTCGCGCTCAATTCCGCCGTATCCTGTAGAGCGTCGTATATGTGGGAGCAAAAGCAAATAATGCGTTTTTCTGCCTCTTCTCGGAAGATGCCTGACTTTGATCCTCCTACTTGGTTAGATATGGATATTCTTCAGTTTTGGAGAGATCATTATAAACTTCAACTAATTACTTAATTTATGGGAAAACAACCTTTTATTTCACATGCTGTAAATGGCTACTCTCGCTATGATGTCCCTGAGAGTAAAGCCTTTACATGCACACCGGGTATTCTCTATCCGGTGCGAATTGATTTTATTAATGCCCGCGACCGCGTTTCTATCGAACAAGGCATCGACGTCCGCAGTAATCCTCTTGCTGTTCCGACGTTTAATCCCTATACTATTCGACTTCACCGTTTTTGGGTGCCACTTCAGCTGTATCACCCTGAGATGAGGACGAATAGTAGCAAGTTTGACATGAACAGCTTAAGCTTGAATTTCATTGCTGCTTCTACGACCGGATCTTACCCCTTTACTACTAATAATTATCCTTATTCTAACTCATTGCTTCGTTGGTTGCGCGTTGTTCCAGCTTCTATCCCGACGCCGACTTCTAGCAATGTTCCTATGTCGCCTAACCTTTCGGCTGCTCAATTGGCATACCCCCGAGGTTGGT